CTGCGAACTCGGCGGCGAGCAATACTACAACGGAACCAGCCAAGCGTATGTGCCAATCGTGCACGACGCCATTGAGGCCCGCAAGACGAGATTTACCAATCAGGTATTTCCGCAATCCGGAAACTATATAGAAGTGGTGACCGATGACGAAGAATTGCCGCACGCTCTCGTGGCGCTCATCGACCATTACATCGACCGCGCTCACATTCGCGATCTGGTCATACCGGCGCTTTTTGTCGCCGGAGACATCGAGGGACAATACAGCATCTATTGCGACTGGCGGGAACGCAAGCGCTACGTGACGACGCGCGTTGTGCAAGGCCCGAGCGTCGAAGGATTGCAGATGTCCGCCGATGACGTGGACGAGGACGACCGGGTCGATGATATCCGCGAAGAGGTCGTGCATGACTTCGGGCCGCACGTTGAGATCATTCCCGACAACGACCTGATGATTGTGCCGATGATTGCCGATTCGATAGACGACGCGCTCTACACGCATGGCGGTTCCGTGACGATCTTGCGCCGCTGGTCAAAGGCGATGATCCGAAAGAAAATTGACGAAGGGGCAATCCTGAAATCGGCAGGGGAAGACCTGCTGGACCGATTGGAAGCGTCCGGCAAAGCCGTGCAGGATATGCCTCGCCGGGATACGATGAAAGACCACGTTGACGCGGCGGGCGCCAAATCCGGCGGCAAGTACGCACTGGTCTATGAGACCTGGAAGCTGATACGCGTTGATGACGTGATGCGGCTGACCCAAAGCTTCTTCGGCGGCGACGATCTGGTGATGGGATGCCGGCTCAACCCTTTCTGGTGCGATTTGTGCCCGCTGATCTCCGCGCCGGTGGACAAGATCGGGGGTTCCTTCAAGGGCATCTCGAAGGTCGCGCCAGTGGAGAAGTTGCAATACGCAGCGAACGATTACCTCAACGAAGGCGCGGACAGCGCGCATTATGCGCTGATGCCGATCATAATGACCAACCCGCTAGACAATCCGCGAACCGGGTCCATGGTGCTGGACCTGGCAGCAGTTTGGGAGGTCAATCCGCAGACCACAAAGTTCGCCGAGTTCCCGCCCCTCTGGCGCGACGCCTTAGCGCTTGTGCAATCCTTGACTGAGCAGATTTTCCGCACGCTGGGCGTGAACCCGTCGATGATTGCCCAGAGGTCTAGCGCGAAGAAACCGACGCAAGCCGAGATCGCATCCGAACAGGCAATCGACATTCTGACGACGGCGGACGCGATCATTCCCTTCGAGGCCGGGATCCTCACGCCGATGATCCAGCGTTTCATGGAATATGACGCCCAGTTCCGCAAGCAGGGAATCATGGTCAAGGCGTTTGGGCGCGAGGGCCAGAAAAGCCAGATGCAGGAGGTTCCCCCTCAGCAGCGCGGCAACCGCATCTGGTTCAAATGGTGGGGCGTCGAGCAGGCCCGCTCGGAGCGGCAGATGCAGTTGCAGATGGCCGGGCTGAACGTGCTCAAGGAAATCCCGCCGCAGGCCCTAGGCGGGCGCCAGGTCAATCTGGTGCCGATCATCGAACGCTTCGTCGAGAACGTGTTCGGCCCGCGGCTTGCTCCAAAGATTTTCCCGCCCATCGAAGACATGATCGGGATGCAGCCGCAGGAAGAGAACCAGCTTCTCTTGCAGGGTTTCGATCTTCCGGTATCAGCGGCCGACGATGACCGCGAACATATCCAGGCGCACGTCCAGGCGATGCGCGGCGCTTCGTCGCAGGCGCAGCAGGCTCTGAAGGCTCACATCTGGAAGCATCAGCAGCAGATGGCGATGAAGAACCAGGCGCACGCCCAGCAGATGCAGCAGGGCGGCGGTCAACCGGGCGGCGGCGCTCAGCCCAGGTCTGGCGGCATGTCGTCAGGCCCGCGGCAGCAGGGTCCGGCCGGCATGATGCACAGCGATGACATGCCGGCCGGAATGCCGCGCAAGACGGCCTAATTGTCCAAAAAATCGGCAGCCTGACCGGCTTTGATGCATGCCAGCAGTTTGGTCAGCGTCTCGGCCTCGCGCTCACGGAACCCATTCTCGCTGATCTTTGTCGTGGTGGTCAGCACGTTGGCAGCCGTGGTTGCTTGCAGCTTGGCAAGCTGCATGAACCCTTCGGTTCCCTCCAAAAGCGGAATGCTCAAAATCTGGCGTTGCTTGTCCAGCGCCATTTCGGTGAGGAGTTGCTGTTTTGCTAGGAGGTCGCCCGGTACGTCATCCCACTGGCGTATCCGTTTGCCTGAAGGTCCGACAACTGCCAGCTTAGCCGTCGTCCGATGTCCGTTCGATACATCGGGCTGTTCGGCAGCGATATCCTGTCCAACACCTGGTATGCATGCCGGCGGGACTCTTCCACCGTCTGCCCGGTCCCCGAGGCCACCAGGATATACGTCCCCGCCGTCACCCAGATCGGCGCATCGATGATCGACTCCCCTATCCGCTGCGGCGCCTTTCCCAGCGCCATTTCGCACGGGTGGACGTGGGGCAGCACGCTTGGTTTCAGGCCGTAGATCGGTATCCCCGACACATCCTGAATCGGCAGTTTGTTGAAGGGGTAGTCCGGGATTGACAGCACCACCCCGCACGCCAGTTTTTCCAGTACCGCCGGGCTTTGCTTTCCGACCCCTTGCGCCAGGTTTAGCAACCATTCTGCCGGGTCTCCTTCGTGCAGCGCCTGTTGAATGTTAAACGTTGGCCAGCCCGGCCGCATCGTAAATTCGAGCGGCCAGGGCACGCCACGCTGATCCACGATGCAGTTCACGTCGATGTAACCGACGTAGCCCGCCCGAGCCAAGTCCGGGGCAAACGGTTTGAGCACGCGATCGGCTAGCTTCGACTTTGCTACGTAGCGCAGGATCGTCCCCTGCTCTCCCGTGTTGGGGCCGCGGTCTCCGTCGCAGAGTTTCTTGAACTCGAAGTTTTCGCACCAGCCCCGCATGAACCCCGCCGGGCCGAACCAGCCGCCGACAGCCATCTCTATGCCCTCAATCTTGTCCTGAAGAATGAACGGCGCCTTGAGCTTTCCAAGCTTTTTCCATCGTTGCAGCATGTAGATCAAGTCTTCTGGCGTTTTTCCGACGTAAGATAGTGCCTTGTCTGCGTCTCCCGATGGCTTGCTGACAAAGGCGCGGTCCTGTTTTTTGACGTACGCGATGGCCTGGTCATAATCGGTGAAATTCTTCGACGGTGCCACGTCGATACCATGGCTGCGGAACAGCGCCATGCCGCGGTCGCGGTCCAGTTCCCAGTCGGCGGTCTCCTCGGTCGCAGCAATGATGGCAGGATGATCCGGCTGGCGGCGGATCACGTCGAGCTCGCGCAAATATCGCGTGTTGTCGGAGACGAACACCATGTCCGCCCAGCGCATCCAAGGCTGCCATTCAGGAACCTTTGGCACCAAACCTTTGCCAACCGGGTCAGTTCTTGGCCTGTCCGGCACATACCATTTGACCTGATGGCCCGCGTCGATGCAGCGAAGCGCCCAATCCAGCGCGTTCGCCTGCGCATCAAGTATCAGGATTCGCATTCTTCGTCTTCCACGTCGGGCGCCTCGTCCGGCTCGTCCACCGGATCGTCGCTCTCGTCTTCCTCGTGGATCGGCGGCGGGTCAACCGGCGCGTTGACAGCTGGGTCCAGGTCGTCTTCGGGGCCGCTCATTGATCATCGCCGGTAGGTACGGCTTCTGGCCCAAGCGTCGATGCCGCTTGCCCTGCGAGCGCACGTCCAGCGCCTCCGCGGGTTGCCAGCGCGCGCGCTGCGGCCGTGCCGGGCTTCGTGTAAATCGCCGAAGCGCCGGCCGCGGCTATCAACGGGGTCGCATGGCCCGCCGCAGCGGAACCCGAAGCCGCCCCTGCGCCGAGGGTGTCGGCAATCATCTTGGCCTGCAGCAAGCGTCCCCCAGTGCCGCTATCCGGGACGTGATTTCCGATCACACGATTTGCCGCTTCTCCCAAATCTTGAAGGGGAACCACACCCTTGGCAAACCTGAGCTTGTCCTTGCTGAAATCGTTGGACTTAATCGAAGAGAGCATTTGCGCGGGGGTAAACACGCCGTCTCTAGTGCTGCCCGCAGCGGCGCGCTGAAGGGGTTTGTACATTGCGTAAGCTGTATTGATGCGCGACAACTCCGGTCCATACTTGGGATTTTGTCGGGTTATATTCGCACGAAGAACATCACGAAGGTTTTGAACCGCTTCACCATATTCTTTATCGGCGGCAGACGGGCTTGCCCTATACCTTGATGCAAGGCGTGAAAGGTCGCTTTCAATGCTTTTGAATCCGTCTCCTGTCATATACCTAAAGTTTTGAAACTTCGGAACAATGTAGTTTTTTACGAGTTCAGTAAACATTGCCTTGTGGTCAGG